TGGGTTCCAGCTACCATTGATACGTTCATTGCTAGTCCACAAAATCAATTCTTGGCTATGTCTAGTCAATCAGATAAGAAGGTTTATTTTTACCGTACATATAGTGATGGTAAAGAGAACTTAGTAGAGGCGTGGTTTAATTGGGAGTTGATGGGTACAGTACAGACTGTAGCTGTTGACCAAGATGATATGTTTGCTGTTACTAAACAAGGTAGTCAGTTTACATTGAGTGTAGCTAGTTTGAGTCAGAGTCCATCTGACGCTATCATAGTTAATAATGATGGTAGTAGAATTAATCCTTGTATGGATTTATATACTGAAGCTAACAACGGACAAAGTGGCGGATCTGAAAAGAAAGTTGAATTTGATTCTACAAATAGATTTTCTAAATGCTATATACCTTGGAATAATGTTACAGGATTAACTCCTGTTATAGTTGTTAAAGGTACTACAGCTACAGGACAATTTACTGAGTCTGGATTTACTACTACACCTACTGTAGTAACAGATGATGGTAGTTATCCGTACTTTAAAGTTCAGGGTAAGGATTTATCAAGTGTACAGAATGATGTAATAGTTGGATGGAAATATGATTTAGATGTTATATTACCTAAGACATACGTTAGAACTGATCAAGAGCAGAAGATTACAGATTATACTGCTAGTTTAACTGTAGCTAGAATGAAGTTTGCTGTAGGTCTATCTGGTGTTATGGGTTTCAAACTCAAATCTACAGGTACTAGACAAGGTAAAAAAGAATACACAGCTGACGGAACAACTACTGTATACCAGTGGGATGAATCTGATTTAAAATATATTGATGATGATCAGATAAAAGTTAGAATCAATAATGTGTTAAGTACGGCTTACACTGTAGATTCTACAGGTACATTACCTAAGATTACTCTAACAGCTGCTTCTAGTGAACTAAAAACTTTAAGTGGTAATGCTAGTACAAAGGTATTTGATTTAACTTTTGTTCCAGCTAATATACCGAAAATGAAAGTTAAAATAGGTGGTGTAGAAACTACAGATTTTACCATTAATGGACAGTATATTCACTTTACAACTGCACCAGCTTCAGGTACTAATAACATACTTGTATATAGTGCAGATGATATAGTTATCTATTTAGATGAATGGTATAAACTTAGCCCTACACAGATAGCTGATACCTATCTAGCTAATGATATAGCATTATCAGATCAATCGGTATTCTCAATACCTATACATCAGAAAACAGAAAACTTCCAGTTGAGAATATTTAATGATTCACCATTCCCTGTGTCTTTAAATTCAATGATGTGGGAAGGAAATTATTCACCGAGATTTTATAAGAGGTTTTAAATTATGGCATGGGGTGCAGTTATAGGTGCTGTAGGAGCTATTGGTGGTGCTGTTATATCCAGCAATGCAGCTAATAGAGCAGCAGATCATAGCGAAGAAGCAGCCAAACGGAAACTAGCATACGATACAGAGCACTGGGAAGATCGTTGGGCTAAGTTAAATGCTGACCGAGCACATCTAGTAGAAGGTATAGCGATAAGAGCTCTTAATGAAGAAAGAGAAGCTGCGTATAAAGATGCAACCAATCAACAAAATTATGCATATCGACTAGCTATCAGGAATAGAGAGCAAGCAGCTAATGAAGCTGCATTTGAAAAGTCAAATGAATTATATGATAAAACAGTTTCTCAAAATGCTAAAGCAGCTCAATCTGCTACAGATAGTGAGTGGAGAAAATTAGATGAAATACATACAGAAGCTGCCTTTAATGCTCAAGAGCAGCGTCTTGAATATTTAATAGAAGCTGATTCAATAAGAGCTAGAGGAGTAGCTGGAAGATCAGCAGGTAAAGTACAGCAATCTGCTATGTCTTCATATGGACAGCAAGTAGCTATGCTAAATGAAGGTATAGCTAGTGCTGGTCGTAATACAAAAGCTATGTTAGATCAAATACAAGATGATCAATACTCAGCTGACTTAGCTGCTTGGGCTGCTAAGATGTTAGATCCCGGTGAGCTTCCAATGCCTATACAACCACTAGCTATACCACGAGCTATATTCCAACAACCTAGAGAACTAGAAGACTTTGATAAGGGACCAGAGCCAGTATTAGGAGCATATATGTCTAATGCAGCAGCTGGACAAGCATGGGGAGCAGCACTTCCCGGCATTGCTAGTTCAATCAATACTCTAGGAGGACAAGATGGCTTTGGATGGTGGTAAGTAACTTAATTAAATAACTATGGCAAAAAATTACACACGCCACGCTACGTCGAAGCGTTTTGAAAGACCTAACTTTGGTGATATGGGCTTACGAGCCTACCAAGAACAACAGAAAAGGATCATTGACGGCATGAAGCTGCAAGCAGCTCAACATAAAGAAACCCGTGATGATTACCAAAGAGGTTCTATTGATAAAGCCAGAAAAGAAAGAGAAAACAGACAAGAACTAAAAGAGTTTGAAGATGCTGTTTGGGATAACAAACAGTTAAGTAAAAAGATTAGAGCTGATAGAGAAGTTGAAGCACTAGAACAGAAAGCATTAGAAGCAGAGAAAAGTTCTAAATTCTGGTTAAACTTCTCTACTACTTATTCTCAACAGTATGCAAAAGTTGCTACTGATATACATGATGCTATAGATCTTAAGAGTGCTACCAAGAAGATTACAGCTGCAGTTGATAGTGGTGAATATGATAGCATTATTGAGAACACAAAGATTCTAAATAATATATCACAAGCTGGTGTAGCAGAGGAACAGCAGAAGAATGATCAGAATCCAAACTTAACTGGTGAGCAAAAAAGAGATGAGAATGCTAAATTAAGATCTTTACAACAAGTAAGATCACATAATAAAGATCGTATTTTAAGTGAAAAACTAATAGGTGATATAGATAAAATTCTAATACATCTTAAAGATGCTTATAAAGAAAATAATCTAAAACTAGATAAAGATAATATTCAGTCTGTAGTACAAGAAAGAGCTTTAGAAATCATGAGTGAGTTTGGTATTAATCCAAATTCCGATGGTGGTCAAAAGTTCCTCAGATCCATGTGGAAAAAAGCTGGTGAGGAGCAAACAGGTGAGATTGAAAGACATAAAGCAACAGAAGATAATTATGCTTTATGGGGAGGTGAGGATGCTTACAATGAAGGAGTAGGTATAATACCTAGTTTAAAAGCTACAGCAGGAGAAGATTTAGGTAATGAGTGGGAAATTCATTTTAGTGAAGGTCTTAGTCTTTTTCAAAACAGATATGTAACTGATCCTAAAACTGGTCAAACTACACTTATTAAGTTAGATCCTAAACAAGCTTATGAAGCCGTTACACAACTACTAGTAGAAGAAGGTATTATCACTAGTGATAACTACGAAAGACTGGCTAACATACCTTACCCCGGTCAGTCTATTCCAGCTAAAGTTATGGCTGGTGTAGCTAAAGATAAAAGAAAGATTTGGTGGGATAGACATCCTGATCTCAAAGATACCATAGAAGATTCTTTAAAAGCAAAAGAAAAAAAGCAGAGAACAGATGATAAAGAATTAAGAGAAGCAAGAGATCATAAAGCTTTAACACAATTAAAAGTTGATATTGAAGGTGGAAAGTATGATCTTAATAATTTAGATGATATAGCTAAACTACAAGAAGCTAATGCAAAAAATGAAAATACATTAAAATTTATAAACGAAGCTGCAGTATTTAATCCTACTAATAATGAAACAGATGGTTATCTTGTTACTGAGAAACTGAATAAACATTACCAAGATAATGATTATAATGCATATGTAAGTGCAATGCAGTATTTAGGTGAAGATGATAAGAAACGGTTTAATAAGTTAACTAGGCAACTAGATGAGTTAAATAGAAGTGGTGGTAGTAATGCAGAAATAAGAAAAGAAATTGAAAAGTTTATAAAAGCAGATCTAAAACTCAATGCTCTGAATGATGCTGAAGATCCTTCAGTAAGTTCTATGGAAGATGTTATGATTCAAGATTTCTATTTTGAATATAGAAAGATTGCTAATGATGAATCTTTAAGTGGTGAAGGTAAAGTTGATAAAGCTTTAATGGCAGTTAAAGAAAAGTATAAAAGTGGGGAAGGTCTGTATAGAAAAGAGGGTGAGGGTAACTCTACTAGTTTCCCTGCTATGAAAGGTATGTATGACCCACGTAAAGCTATTGATCCAGATAAACTAGATGAAAAGTTAGTTAAAGGTTGGGATAATCTATTTACAGAAATTGAAAAAACTGAAGATCTACATCTTTTAGAGCAAGACTGGGTTGATAGAAACTTAAGAAATATTGTCAATGGATTCAATGTAGAATCAAATGCAACTATTGATCACTTATACTATTCTCAACCTCAGAGAGCTAAAATGTTTTCAAAAACAGAGATCTTAAATAAATACTTAGCTGCTAAAGGTATTAAAACACAAGTACCTCTTGGAGCTTTGGATAAAGTAGATAGGGATGTTATTGAAAATGTACAAATTAATATCAATAATTTCAATAAATTAAGTGACGAGAATAAGATGAGAATGAGGGTTTATCTTGAAACAGGAGTTATGCCTAATGAAAAACCTAAAGACATACAGACATTAGAGAAGAATGATGAAATAAGAAAAAACTATATAAATAGGACTCAAGGACAAGAGATACAGCTTAAACAAGATCGAAAGAGGACTCAACTAGAAGAGATACAGCTTAAACAACAACTAGAGAAGAAAGAATGACACTATTAAATGAAGATCTTCATGATGAGAAACTGAAAGCTAGTGAAGATGAAGACACAAAACTAGCTCAGTTACAGGAGCTTTCTGCTACAGATCAAGCTGATACTACATTTAGTGGTGATACTAAAGTATCTCCAGATAAGAGCCTTGTTCCAAAAGCTCAAGGTAATCAAGACCAAATGTGGGCTGAGTATGATCAATGGAAAAGTATTGGTAAAGCAGATAATCCACGTTGGAATTTATTAAGAACTGGTTCTATTTGGGTTAATGACCCAGCTTTAACTCAACAAAGAGAGATAGCTAAACAAGCATGGTATCTTAAATACTATGGAGTAACTCCTGAAAAATACGACGAATTAAAAGCTCAGCAAAAAGAAAAGTATAACAACTATTCTTTAAGTGGGTTCAATGATACTATCAGGAATCTAACTGATCTAAGTATGGGAGCTACTACTGATTTCGTAATGGATGCTGTAGGTGTTCTACCAGGATTAGGTGCTTTAGATAGCTGGTATGATAGAAAGACTAAATCCAAAACTGCCTTTATGCAAGGAACTAGAAGGATGTTATCTATTGTAGTTCCTTCTATATTAAGTGGTAAATATATACAGAGCAAGACTAGTAATTTACCAACTGAGATGTCTAAGATTCAAAAAAGACTTATAGGTATGGGAGCATTTACTGCTTCAGAGGTTGGAGTCATTGGTCTTAGTGATGTTGGTGAAGAACATAATGCATTAAGAGCATTGTCTGATTTCTTCCCCGGTGTATTTGGAGAGAAAGGCACTGTACCTATCCCTAACTGGGCTAAGACTTTAGATAGTGATAGTCCTAGAGTTAGGAAATATAAGAACATGTTTGATACTGGTGGCTTAAGTGTCATCGGTCATACTTTAGGAGCCTTTATACAGATTAAAGGTGGTCATAAAACAATGGGATGGATGGAGCCTCTTGATGAAACTGCTGCAAGCTATAAACAAGCAGCAGTTGTTAAAGAAGCTGATATCGATAAACTAATTAAGATTCAAGAGATTGATACTCAACTAGCTTTAGGTAGTGATAATATCTCTAGTAAAGCACAAGCTAGATTAATTGATGAAAGAGAGGCTTTAGTTCAACAATTAGATCAATTAGATGATATCAATGCTGCATTAGATGCGTTAGATAACAATGCTACGTCTGAAAGAAATATAGCTGCTATCAACAAATTACAACAGAATCCTAATCTAAATGAGTTTGACCCTGACGTAACGCCTATACTGGACGAAGCAGGTAATGCTAGGCAATCAGTACCTCCGGGCAATGTAGCCCGTAATATGGCTGATACAGCTGCTATTAAATCTGGTATATCAACAGGAGATCCAGCACCAGTTATAACTGAAGCTATGAGAGCTAAAGGTTTAATGGTTGGTAGTACCTCTAGAGATGCTATCATGGGTGTAGCTGAACAAGCTAGAGATACAGGTAGATTCAATGCATTGGTAGATGGATTTAGATTCTCATCTGAACAAATGAATGAGACTGCCTGGGCTATTTACAAAGATATTGTAAACCCTGAATTATCAGTTGATGATGTAAGAAAACTATTTGCAGAAAACAAAGATGTTAAGAACTTACTTCTAGGTAGATTCAAAGTTGAGTACATCAATGAAGAACAAGCTAGAGCAGCTGCATTTGCTATGAGAGATCTAGCTGATAGATTCTTAGGTAGAAAAATCGCTGAGTCTTCTGCTAGAGCTATGGATACTCTAGGAAGAGAAGCAGCTACTATCGCTGAAGCTGTTCAAGGATTAGAAGGTTTTGTAGATAATCCTAGAGCAATGGATCTTATTATTGATAAGATGCAATTCTTAATGGATGAGTACGGTTTGAATAAGTATATATCTGGTTGGAGCTTAAGGAATAAGAACTGGTTCGATGCTATACCTGAAGATAAGCCTATACAAGAAGTTATAGATACTTTATCTAATGAATTTAAAACTGCTGAGAATGCTATACATGCTAAGAATCTAAAGTTCACTGAAGAATTAAAGAAACTAGCTGATACAAATCCTTTAGCAATGCGTCCTTTAGTTGATGCATTCGCTCATACTGATGGAGATGTAGATAGTTTAGCTAAGTTAATGAAGTGGGCTGCTGAACAGGTTACACCTACTGGTATGCTTAAGAGTCCAGATCCTAAACAAATGAATC